CTATGAGAAAACTAAAAGCAGCATTGGCGTTTATCAGGGATCAGGAATGGGTCAACGAACCTAAGTGGGAAGATGAGGATGAGAAGGCGTGGACGGGCTTTCTCTCTACCCCTACTGGCAAGAAGCTTAGTCTTATACTTTTGAACCTTACCCTCCGCCAGAACGCATCCGCAGTAATGAAAAAAACTGAGGAACTTGCAGAAGCTTGCGGGCGTGCTAATGGATATAGGGCATGTGTAGCGACCTTAGAATCGCTCGCATCCCAAAAACTTAACTCCGCCATCCCAGGCTATGGGGATGGATCGGATGAACCAGTAGCCGACTAACCTTGAGGTAGAATGACTCCCTACCCACAAGCGTAAGAAAGGGTCAAAATGGCAGATTCAATGGAAGTTACTGAACTGGATATGCTGAAACTTGCGGCGGCAGCCGATGCGGGACTGGAAACAGTTCCTAAGGAAGAACCGAAAGTTGAAGCGAAAACAGAGGTAAGTTCAAGCGGAGATAACGAGCAGACACCCGCGCCTGCTGGAAAAGCCGAAAAAACAAAACTAGAAACATCGGATGATGTTTCGTCTACCAAGGAAAAATCCAAGGAAGATAAAAGTTCTTTAACAACGCAACCTTCAGAAATCAAGTCGGAGTCGGCTTCCGAAAAGAAGCCAACCCGTTACGAGAAAGCTAAGTCGCGTCTTGAAAAGGAGTGGGAAGATGTCAGAGCCGAGAAAGCCAGAATCAAAACCGAGCGAGAACAAATCGAAGCGGCCAAGGTTCAAAGGCAGACTTCAGAAACTACTCAAGGCGAAACAAAGCAAAGCAGTCGCAAGTTTAGCGCGGAAGATTATCGGGAAGCAGCAAAGAGCTACCGTGATGAAGGCCGCGATGATCTTGCAAAACTCGCTGAAACCAAAGCCAGCGATATTGAAGTCGAGGACCGCAAGGAGATCGAGCAGAAAACTCAAGCTGAACTAAAATCATCTTGGGATAAAAACTTGCTCGAAGAGGTCGAGGCCAACCCCGATCTTAAAGACTCCAACAGCACCCTCTACAAGGCTGTTTCGGAAATGCTACAAAACCACGCCATCCTGCGTAACTACCCAGCGGGGATCAAGGATGCGGTGGGAATAGCAAAGGTGAAGCTCCAAGCGGAAACCGCCTCCGATTTGAAAAAGAAAGTTGCAGAGTATGAGTCAGAATTGGCTCAACTCAGAAAAGCGACTACCCCAGCGTCTGGACAGCCAACTGGTCCTGCCAAGACTAAAGCTTTTCACGAACTCTCGTTAGACGAGCAAGAACGTGAATTGATGAAAATGGCAAGCGAAGCTGACAGAAGTTGAGTAGTCATAACAAACAAGGATACTTAATTATATGGTAACTACTGGTTCAGTCAGCGCGCAGTTCCAGGCTTTCTTCTCGAAAGCCTTGCTCGAACGCGCAATCCCATTGCTTCAGATGGAGCAATTCGCAATGAAAACCCCCTACCCGACCAAAACGGGTGGAAACAAAACGATTCGGTTCTTCCGCTTCGGTGATCCCAGCATCTCTGCGATCTCCGCCTTGTCGGAAGGAACGACTCCTTCTTCTGGTGACGAGCGTGATCTCACGTTGTCCTCGGTTGAAGCCACCTTGGTACAATACGGGAGTAAAATAATCCTCACCGATGTAGTTTTAGCTACGGAGTTATTCTCACATCTGGCGCAGGCCACTAAACAACTCGGCGAAGATGCCGCCCTCCACGCTGACACTCTCTGTCACCGCGCGTTGGTGCAGGACTCCTCGACCAGCACTGGTACTGGTGTAGCCGTTAAGTCGTATGCCCGTTATGCTCAGAACAGCACCAACGGCACGACCTGGGCTACCTCGTCCGTTGCTAACAGCGCAATGACCGCCACCGATCTACTCGATGGTGCGACTTCGTTGTTCATCGCTCGCGCTCCTAAGATCAAGGACGGATACGCTCTCGTAGCGCACCCTGCCGTGATTCGGGATCTCCAGCAGGATGACGATTGGTTGAAGGTTTCGAGCTACTCGAATCCTGAAGCCATCTTCAAAGGCGAAATTGGTAAATTGTTTGGCGTGTCGGTCATCTCTTCGACCAACGTGCAGACCTTCAATACCTCCGCCTCTGGTATCGCCGAACTCAGCGTCGGAACAACTGGTGTTAACACTGGTTATGCCAACGTCCTCCTCGGTGGTGGCGCGTTCGGAGTTCCTAGCTTGTCCTCAATCGCGGCTTCTGGCTCGCCCTTCGCACCGAAGGTCACGATCCTTGACGCTGCTGATAAGAGCGATCCTTACGGACAGCGCGTTGTTGCGTCCTTCAAGACGTTCTACGCGGCCAAGCAACTCGATCCTCGGTTCTTCCGAGTCATCGTTGCGAAGTCCAACTACAGCTAATAATTAAATGGGAACCATGCTAGTAATTGGTATGGGTCCTCGGAAAGCTGGGGAGGGTAAAACCTCCCCAGCCTCTTCCACCAAGGAGAAACCAGCTATGAAAGAAGGATTGGTTAAATTGCCGATCTCTATGTTCGAGCTAGGTGAAGGCGAAGAAAACGCCACACCAGAAGCTGGAGACATGGTGGAACTGGAAGGTGTAGTGGAGAAAATCGAAGGTGGTGTGGCTATGGTGCGTGTAAACAACGCTATGGCTGAACAACCCGAAGAAGAATCTGCTAAACCCGAAGAGTCCGAAGAAGACCGTATGATGAAGATGGCCGAGGAGTCGGACAAGGAAAACTATAGCTAATGCCTGTTTACCAGTACGAAGACTCCAGAAATGGGAAAGTTGTCGAACTGGAAAAGGCTGTGGCCGAAAGGGATTCTGTCCCTCGTTACCTTAAACGATTCACCGTCCCTCAAAGATTGAGCCTAGTGGGGGTTGGCGAACCCCTCGACAACCCGCTGGGAGTCAATCAAACAAACTTAATGAAGGGGTACTACCGCCAAGAACAAAAGCTTGGCAGTAGATTCAAAAGTAACTTCACGCCAGATAGTATCAAACGTGCGGCTATAAGGAGAAAATAATATGGCAAATGAATTTGTGCGAAGCACTCGCAAGGCCAAGGGAAAAGCTATTCGCTTTGATACCCAAAGTCAGACCAACGTAATTGAGTTTACGGCAAGCTCCAGCGGTGGCACTGTTAACACAGTTGCAACAGCCCCCGCGTCCTTGAACGTGACTCTTAACGGCACGAGCTATCGCATCGCGCTACACAGCTAATGTCACGCGCATTAGATAAATTCCAAGGTCAATACGGATTCTCCGTAGGGACGCAAGGAACAGCTACGGCTGGCTATTGGGCGATCCAGATGCTTGCAGATACCACGTTTAGCGCAATTAGCGGTAAATTCGATGGTACTCTGACAGGCGTTACGATTGGCTCTGGCAACATCATCTATGGCGAGTTCAACAGCTACACGGCTGGAACTGGCCGAGTGATCGGCTACATAGCTGGTTAATGATTCAAGTAATCACATCGCCAAAGGTTCAAGTCCTTGGCGGGTGATTGCATTGTGATTTTATGCCAAGATTATCCCTAGGATTGGGCGTGCAAGCCGTTAGCAAGGTTAAAGGTGGTGGTGCTGCGCCTAGCGGGATTCCTACGGCAACTACGACTATTGTTAATATTAGCGTTCCAGGCATTGGGCTTGATGGACTTTTCACTAAATTTGCACCAAGTTATTGGGACGGCCCACCAGGTTATGCATTGATTTTTGAGAACGAAACGCAATGGCAAATAACTCTAGATGGAGATACTGTAGTAGTAAACGATTTAGCAATCCAAACAGTAAATTACATACCTCAAACAGATTGGAGAGATCCTACAACAATAACAGTTGTAGCTTAACCATCACCGCAGCTTGATGAACACCCCCTAGCGTGATAAACTAAAAAGGACAAATATATGGGCCGCCAATGGAACACGATTATTGAGAGTTTAGGACCGCTTTCTGGCGGAACTGGCTTATCGATTAACGCCAATCTAACAGAGTTAGAGGCGTTGGTCACAACCCTCCAGGCTGACGTTGCCGACGGTGTGCGCATCCCCAACGCCACAACTGGCGGAACTGGATCTACTGACTTCACCTCGACTAGCTACGGCACGATTGCAACGGCAAGCACTGGCAGGCTGGGATGTACGATTTTCAATTCTGGCCCAGGCACACTCCACGTTTTGCTAGGCACGGCAACGGCAAGTACATCAGCTTTCAGCGTCAGACTAAGTGCTGGAGACTACTACGAAGTCCCATTCAACTACACTGGATTGATTGGTGGCATCTTTGCAACCGCTGGAACTGCTGAAGTTACGCAGTTGAGTTAGGAGGGGAATATGCCTCTTACAAGACCACGCCCAGAGCTAGTCTGTATTCCAGATATAAGCTCTAATGTATCAAATCAAGATGTAGATATTTTCTTTGACTTTTTAGATCACGGAGAGACTGGAACAACAGGCGTAGTTATCATAGGAGACAGAGGCCACACTCATCACGCCTATTTCAATAATATATCAACTTCTAGGAGTGGAGCTGATTTTAATAACTACAATCCAGACGCATCTACTTTTATGCGTCCAGCCATAGGAACTAGGTTCGTTAGGACAAATGGGGCTACGATTGGAAATGCTGGACTATTTGGGGTGCAATTCCCGAATGGAAGCATAACCAACGCGAACTACAATGTCGCTGTAGATATTACAAAAACTTATTTTGCGACTAGAATGTGGATCAATAGCGCGACAAATTTAGTTTATAGATTCAGCAATTCACCATCGACAGGCACAAATACATTCAATTCTACTGACCTTGTTGGATTTGAAATTGATACTTCAAATTCTGGGAACTGGTTTATTATGAAAGGCACAAGTGGCGGTCTAATTAGCAGAGAAGATACATCAATAGTTTTTAGTGCCTCAAAGTGTTACATCCTTGTCGTCGCTTATCAAAACAGCGCGACTTCAGTAAAGTTCACGATCTACGAGCAAAGCGCCGCTGACACAATTCCAACAACAGTATATGAGCAAACCAAAACTGTAACCTCTCAAAACATGACTTCTGTTATGTGGGGGGTAAAGAACCTAGCCGCAGAAAATAAAATATCTGTTGCCGATTGGTTCTATTGGCACAGCGGGGTAGTCCTCACTCCCAGCGATCAAGCCGTAAGAGTGCCATTCGTGCTTAACTCACTTCTGCCCTAATGCCCCTCCTCCTCCTTGCCCTCTTGCTCTGCTCCTGCTCGCCTAAGAAGACGGACAACACAGGACTGCCCCGCTACTCGGACATGGGGGCTGCGTCCGATGCTGGAGCAGTAAGTTCTGGTAATGTCAAATGAAGTTCATCGCCATGTGGCTGACCAATTTGAGTTTGCGTTTCTTAATGACGGAACAGGAATACGCTTGTTTCAAGGAGGCGTTAAAGTTTGCCGTGGAGAACAACAACATGGTCAAGGAGACGAAATACATTGGCAAGGTAAAGCATCTCCTATCTGTCAACAGAAGCATCAAGCGGATAGTAGAGGAAGGTCGAGATCGAGAAGAGGTGACGGATGCGGTTGTCCATCTTGCGGTTGCACTCAGATATTTGGAGGGTAGGGGTCGTGAGTCTTGATGAAGTTTCGGATCTTAGGGATAGGGTTGCCAACGTATCGGAGCGTTTGGCGCGGATGGAAGAACGCCAGATGACCCTTTACTCAATGATCGAAAGGTCACTTGCTTTCCACGGGGATGTTGCTAATAGGTTAGGTGCGCTGGAAACCTTAAAGACGAAGGTTCTGGCTGTAGCTGGAGTCATTGGGCTGGCCTGCTCAATGGCTTGGGATGTCCTCAAAAACCGCTTCGCCAACTAGGAGATTAAATGCCCACACTTGGAACACAGAACATTTCGACCAGTTACGTCCAGCTAATTAAGACTAGCGGCACTACTGGCATTGACGGCACGATCCAGACCATCACCGATGGCAACAACGTATCCTCCGCGCTTCAGCTATCTACGGCAGGCGTAAACTCAACTGGCACGCTTAATGCGGTTGGAGCGACCACCCTGGCCTCCACGCTGGGCGTAACAGCCGCTTGCACCCTTTCCTCTACTTTAGGAGTTACTGGCGCAGTTACTCTATCCTCTAGCCTAGGCGTAACTGGCGTTGCCACCTTCTCGTCCAGCATCTCTGCGACTACTGGCACGGCTACAATTGGAACTGAATCAGTAAACGTATCAACGATTGCTTCCGCTACATTTGGAACAGCTAGGATTACTGGCTCTACTGGTGGAGTCACAGCATTTAATTATGGAACTGCTGCATTTACTGGCGCAACACTTCAAGACCTTGACTCAATAACAAGTGGATCAAATATAACAACTGGAACATTTACAGTTTCTGGTGCAGCGATTGGTGATATTGTTTTTGGTGGACTTACTTCACTTAGTTCAAGTTCTGGTACTGCTGGAGTTCCCGCCGCAGGAGCAAGAATGATGAGCCAATTTAGGGTTGAGGGTGCAAATGTTATTAGATACACAATTCTTAATACAGATATAACTTCACATGGAACAATCCCCGCTGGCACAATTTACGCAACCGCAATGAGGTTTACGGCTTAATTTATGGCAACAATTCTAAATAGAACCCAAACATTTCCCACTAACGGCACTGTCACTGCTGCTGGCCTGCATAACCTTATTGATGATACTGGCATCTACGCTGGCCTAATCACAACCCAGACCGAGTTAACAACAGTAGGGACTGCCGACCAGCTTCTGATTGCTGTTGGCGGTGTTTCTGATACAGGCGCGCCTAGGCGTGCAACAGTTCAGAACTTGTTTGACGATGCTCTTTCTGTTGGAACATATACTGGCCTAAACCTATCTGGTGCGTTGACCTACGGCACGGCTACGGGCAATAGGACAATTAGCACCAGCGCGACTATTACTACTGGAACGATTCCTAATCTTACCTCAAGCACGGCAAGTATTACGCTTGGAACGATACCAACGCTGACGGCTGGAACAACCACATCGACTGCCGCCAACATCACAAACGGAACAGTGCAGACGCTTACGGCGAGCACAGCCACGATTACCTCTGGAACATACAGCGGTCTTATAAATAGCTCTACTGGCACTTATTCTGGCGCAATCAATAGCACGCTTGGCACGATTGCTACGCTGAACAGCACAACTGGAACGATTGGTAATTTATCCACAACACTTGCAGGTGATTTTACAATAAGCCAGGGAACAGGAACGCTTGGGACTACTGGAGTAGTAGCAGGAACATACGGAACTTCCACAATAATTCCAATAATTTCAGTTGACGCAAAGGGTCGCATAACAACTCTTTCAACCGCAGCACTTGGATCTACAGGAAAAGTTGCTCAAGTTGTTAGCACAACTGTAAGCACGTCTGGATTTACGTCAACATCTACATCGTTTGTGGATGTTACAGGATTGTCTGTAAGCATCACGCCAACAAATGCGTCAAGCAAAATTCTTATTTTTTACACTGTTTTTGGATCATGCAACAATCATAGCGCAATCAGACTTTTAAGAGATTCAACCGCAATTAATGTTGGAACTGCGGCAGGCAATAGAATTGCAACAAGCGGTGCTTCTTTTGGACTTGGTGGCAGTGTTGGAGCGTCTGGCGATGATGCAGTAACAATCAGTGGAAATTTTCTTGATTCTCCAGCAACAACATCATCCGTTACATACAAAATTCAATCTATTTCATATCTTGGAACTACATGGTATTTGAATACATCAATATCAGACGGAGATAATGTTTATACTTATCGTGGGGCTTCAACAATAACAGCTATGGAAATCTTACCATGAATATAGCAAGAGCAATAAAACACATTCGGCCAACATCCCAATGGGTTTGCAATGGATCGTATGAAACACTTGTATGGCTTGATGGAAATTCAGAGCAAAAACCAACAAAAGAAGAAATTGATTTGGCATGGAATAGCATTAGCAATAACATTGCATGGGAACAAACAAGGTTGAATCGTGATACTTTATTATCAAAATCTGATTGGACTCAGCTTGCTGATTCTAAGGCAGACAAATTGGCTTGGGCTGCATACCGACAGAATTTAAGGGATATACCTCAAAATTTCGATACTCCAGAAAGTGTTGCTTGGCCTTCAAAGCCATAATCAATAATGACCCTAACTGAAATCGCCCAATACGCAGGCGAGAAGGTTGGAAAGACCGACTCGGACACGCTTACCTTCTTGCAGAAAGCCGCAAGCTTGGCTTACCGCCGAGTATGGGACTTTGCGCCTTGGCGTGAAACTGTAACCAACTCCACCTATTCAGTTGGCACGAACCGCACAATCACGCTTGGCAGCAATGTAGAAACACCTCTCTCGGTTGCTTACAACGATGCAGAGGTTGATCCGATTGACTTGGCCACAATCATAAGCCAAGACCCAGGATTGCTTGACGATGCGCGTACTGGAGATCCAGACACTTACCATTTTACAGGCAGAAACAGCAGTGGCGTTGCAGAGCTAAATCTTTACCCAAGGCTTGCTACATCTGGCACAATCCCATTGCGGGTTGTGGAAAAGCTAAAGTGTCTTACTAGGACAAACTACATCGTTG